GCTCGGCGCTCAAGGCCGCGCGGCCAAGAGGGTAAACTGGCTAGCCCTGTGCCAGTCACAGCCTGAGCACTGTGGATAATTAAAGGAAAGCGCCTACATTTATATTATCAAAAGACGGACTATAAATAATAGCCCGTCAGCATTATCTGGTATTTATTTCTGTTTCTTTGTTAATACGGTTTGCGAGATACTTCATGAAAGAAGCGATCATAAATGTTCCTCTTTTGCACGGGTGAGCAAAGCCGTTACCATCATAACCATACTGAGGTGATGGATATCCACCAAAGAAATAATCAAAATTAATTGGCGTAGTAGTTATCACGCTAGGCGTTAATGGTAAAATGCTATAAGTAACATTTTCATCACTAAAAAATTCAGTCGCGTACCCCTCAAAAATGTTTACATAGCAAGAATTTGCCGCTTGACCACCGATATACGTTTCTGACCCACTTACTAAAATTGTGTATGATGGTGAATCAGCATTAAAAGATATTACATTTAATAGCGTCTCGCTATCATTTGAGGTTATTTGAATCTGTTTATTTCCAGAATTAAGCGCAAGTGAAATTCTAAAATAATTCGGGCTATCAGCTGTTGCATTGGCACCTCTAAATTGTAATATAGGTAATTGCGGTTTAGTCCAATCAAACGAAGAGGATATATTTATAGTAATTAAAAAATCTCTAAAAGGTGTTGTGGGCATAACATTATCATAAGCGCCACCAAAGTCGTATACAAATGGGTTAGTCCCAAGAAAACATGCCTGCGCCAAAGCGTTAAAATCCATAACATTATAACCTAATTTTTCAGTAGCATGTCTCAGCACCTCGGATATATCACTTAAATATTTGTTTTGATTAATATTAACAGGCGCGGCATTGGTATTTACCATTTCTGGAGTAATATAATAAATAGAATTAGTTGCTGTTTGTAAATATTCTTTGAATTTTACAATGTTATTGTAGAAGCGATTAGTTTGTAACCACGGCGTATAATTAATCCATTCATTAACCCCCCAAAAAGCGATAATTACATCTGCATTAACATTTTTACATAAATCTCTCCAAGGTGTCTGTGTACCCGGAAAATTGAAACTAGGATTATTAAAATCATTGAGAGAAGCATTTGCCACGCCATAATTAAAAAACTCAGCTTGAATATTACATATTTGTTTTTTAAATAATGTAGTCCACTGGTTGAATTCTATTATATCGGTGCCCGCGGTAGTACTATCTCCCACAAAAAGAATTTTTATCTTATTTTGTGTTTTGCCAGTTAAAATTCCTATTACTTCCCTTATTTTGTATAAATTAGATTCAAGTAAAAAAGATGTCATGCTTGAAAAAAATGTTGATTCAGAATAATTATCTGTAATAATTCCAGTTAATTCTCCGTTCATTTTCATTTCTTCGATTTTTTTGTTTACCTCTTTTTGTAAGTCTAAATTATCAAAATAATTATCTACATAGTTTTTTAAAGTTTCAAAGTCTTTTTTTAAGCTTTCCATGTCAGTATTTAATGAATTAATTATTTCATTAATTTTATTTACATCATCAATAATTAAATTCACTGAATTTGTAATTTTACACAGTAATTCGTATTCTGTTATACTTTCGTCAATGCTTATTGGTAAAAGATTTAAGCAATTAAACCATAAATTTTTAATCATATCAGATCGCCTCCTAATATATCATAAAGAACAATTCGTTCAGTTCATTTAGCACCATTAAATCAATGTTAAGAAAAGAATCACGTAATTGCATTAATAGTTCTGGGTAGCTTTTACTATCATTTTTACCCTTGATAGTTTCCAAATAATTTTCAGTCGTATCTAATTTTTTAGAATGGCTACCTTGTGAATCAGATGTTTGATTACCTGTATCAGTTCTTGTGTTCTGAAGTGTAGCGTCATTAACATCAGCGCTAGTCATATAGGTATCATTTTCAAGCATACTAATCTTGCCTTGGGGTGTATCGCTATGCCTGTTTTTCTGATTGGCAGTTCCGTTGTCCGTAGTTGTATTAGATGCGTCCATTGTAACTGTTGCTGTGTTATTACCATTTTCTAAGTCGTTACGATCTCTGTTAAATTTTCTGGTATAGTCTACTGTTATAAACGGGTCAAATGCTAGTAATTCTGACTTGTAAAGCTGATTTATATAAGGCATGATCTCGTTAAGTTTAATATCTAAAAGTAGTTTCCATTTTGAAACAGGTATATCGCATATTTCACGCATATAATATGTTTTCAAAATTTTGTTTTCAAGAGGAATGCGGTAAGCTTCATCAAAGATAGGAAAATCAAAATCAAAGATAAGAGGTCTTGCCTGATTAATCACGTCTTTGATCTGCGGATATGTTTCTCTCTCGGTTAGACCGATCATTCCTTCCATTACTGTCCTGAGTTCCATCGTATATTGTGCCACCGTCTTTCACCTCCATTTTCCGATATCGCACATCGATTTTGCCATTTGGCAATTCACTACCGAATAGATCGTTTATCATTTGGCACGCCTGCTTCCTTGCATCTAAGAAAGTCATTCTCTGCATGATGATCTGTTCTAAGTTACTGTCAACCTCATTTGTGATAAGCCTTTCTTTCTTATCTGTGTTGGCGTTGTTACCTCCTAAGAATGTAATAGCTTCATTCCATACGCGTGTCTTTTCCATTTCCAGATTGATGTAGCTTTCTGGAGCATCTGTTCTGAACACTTCCAGCATTTGTGAATTCATGTCCTTATCGCCAAATATCACAGGTTCATTACCTTCATAGCTTTTGTAGATACTCTTTAAGCTTCTCTGCTGTGCCTGTGAACCCTTAATAAGAATAGGTGTTTTCTGTGCGTTAATGTTGACATCAATAGCTCTCTGGATTCTAGTAAGTCTTTCAGCATAAAGCTGAACTGTTAAAGCCGTAGGCTGTCTCAAGAAATTGTTCCATACAATTACACTATCCTGATCGTTACACGACTGCTGTAACTGTGTTATAGAATACGCTCTTCTGTTAATAGGAATCCGGTAAATGTTCAACGGTCCAGTTAAAGCGCACTGTAAAGTCAAGAACGCATCATTTAAATGGTACTTAAAGAATAAACAGTAGCCAAACTCAAACAATATCAGTTCAAGGAACCGTGGGTCACATGTCGGAGGAAGATTGACCCACTCATATGAGTTGATAGCAATCTCTTTCAGCCTCATGTAATAGTCAAAGAAAGTTGCATCGTTGAACCATTCACTTGTTGTACGGCTTAAGTTTAAGCCACAATAACCGTCATTCATTTTCATACTATCACCTCCTTAAGTGTAGTCAACTCTCCCAAAATATTTTGCATAATAACTTCCGCCCTGACCAATCGTTGTTGTCTTTTCGAATACACCATCTGCTCCGCCTGATGGGTTCCCAGTATTGCCACTGATGTAGGTAATTAAGTTTCCGTCTACTGCTGATACCACACCGCAATGATGAAGTACAGTCGTGCTTTGTGATGTAATGAAAAATACCACATCACCAACTTTTGGTAACTGTCCACCTACCGTCGCTTCCCATGTTCTTCCAAGCCTATTCATAGCATCATACAATGACTGAACTGCCGCGTTCTTAGGAACTTGAGCACCTTTACCAATCATAGCGGCACAGTATGTTAAGAATGTTGTGCACCATGCATCTTTTACATAACTTCCGTAGTACCACACTTGCCATAATCTCACAGTATCGTCCCATTCAACCGCACCTATAAACTGTCTTGCATATTCGTCAAGCCTTGTTTCAGTAGGTTCCTGATAGTTAGCCGTTATGGTTACATCGTTTGCTGGCATGTGGAAAGTAGTTTGTACTGCATTTGGATCGTCAAAAGTTCCGCCAGCGCTTGTTGTCCAGTTAATAAAATTGTTAGCTGACTGAGCATTAATCGCTATAGCTGTACCCTCGTTGTAATATCCTGACCCATATCCATTCACTACTGATAAATGATACTTAGGCTCTGGAGTCGGACCGGAACCGGAATTGTTTCTTGTGTAGTCTCCTACCCAGTCACCATGCCAGAGGGTTACTCCTCTGTTAAACATATTCTTAATGTTGACAAGGTGTTCTGTGTTACAATTACCTGTTACTTGCGCATTAACAGTTTTAACATAATTCCACGATGGTCTTCCCGTAGTGTTTGGTACTTTCAGTTTGTTTACCTTATACCCAAACGCATCGAAGTATCCATCGATAGATTTTGCGTAATCACTGGTAATCGTCATTTCTTTAGCTATGAAACCATACTCATTATATGCGAGTAGGAAGTTTTCACCCGCCGTGTTACCTCTTGCTTGTGCTGGTGTAAAACTATGTTCAATTCCTCCAAGCATATTGTTAAGGGCAATACTTCCAGCACTGGTAGCTAAACCTGCTAAAGCAGTAGATGGGCTACCAAGTGCCATTTGAGTTGCGGCTTTTACAGTAGCGCCTGACAACGCCATGGCATTTGTTACCTGCTGTTGTGCTACCCAATTAGCATAAGTGTTTCCTACCCACGTGCATATCGGATAGTTTCCTATGCTGATTCCTTCGTCAAGGTTTGCGCCAAGTCCCTTATAACTTTGTGGCCAACACCATATTCTACCATTCGGTGAAATACTTCCCATGGTTCTAAGTTCGCCTGCCGCAACAGCCCAAAACTCATATCTTAAAACACAGTCTGACCCACTCTGGTTACTCAGTGAAACGTACCGGAAAGGATAGGTTAAAAGCTTTTTATTACGTGGAACGTACCCGTCAAGTCTCTGTGAGTTAGGAATGTTCCATGCACTCGATGAGTTTGGGTTTCTCTCTAACTCTTCTCCGTCTTCCTGATTTGGGCTTACCACTTCCACTGGGAGCATGAACACTGTAACAATATTGTCAAGCATTCCTTCGGTAGATAGTCTGTCAAGCATTGCATTGAATGAACTTGCTGACGAGTAACAGTAGTATCTCACTCCAGAGAATGTGCCACCATAAAATCGTCCTCCAACTACGCCTTTCCCTACTTGCAAGTCAATCGTTGCTCCTGCCACAATCCACCATGTGTCAAAGTATCGTTCAGTTACAGCATTCACAACAAAGTCTCCAAGTGCTAAACCTTCATCGATTAAGTTTGCTCCTGCTGTATCATCGTTGACGTGTTCGCGTTCTACCATGCAAGGGTGAATCTCTACGTCAAATAAAAAAGTTTGCCACGAGTCTATCTCAAAATATACACGAGTTAAACCTTCTGAAAAATACTCAACTCTGGTTATGAAAGCGTAAAACCAGTTAGCGTTAAAAGCGTTATTCTGATACATTAAATAGTTGCACTCATATATCTCATCATATTCAGCAGGGTAATCGACGTATTTCTGTTCCCTCTGGTACGTTAAATCTGCCGCTGTGTGGGCTGTCTTTGAAATGAAATACGTCGTTTGCTCTGTCCTTGTGGGAAAGAATGTCCTGCTGAACTGATTGGTATATGAGTTATCCAACGGCACATTTTTAAGCAAACGTACCGTTGTCATAGGTTCATAACTCATATTAACTCCTATCTGTTTGTGGTTAATTAGGTGAGAGTTACAGTAGCTGTACCAGTCTTTGTTGGGTCAGTTTTACTAGCGGCTGTAACCGTTAAAGTATCAACTGTGATTCCGGCTTTTACTGTGAGAAGTCCGTTTGCATCAATCGATGCATTTGCATCTTCGGTAACTGTCCATGTAACCTCTGGAGAGATAAGGCCTGTTCCGGTTACATCTGCTTTAAACTGAATTGTTCCACCTGCTTTTGTAAGAGAAGCGGTTCCGGGGGTTACGGTTACGGCTGTTACTGTTGGAGCCTGTGTCGTGAAAGCGATCGCATTCTTGAACGGAGAATAAGAAAGCGTCTGCCAATGATGAAGGAAATAGTTCCAGTAGAGCCTTGCTCCATTGTAAACTTCTGTCATGGCGAGATAGTTATCAAATACCATGAACCATTCACGGTCTACGGTAAGAGCAACAACACCCTTTTTTTCAAGTCCACCAAAATCATCTACAATAACGCGGCGGCCAATAAAATCAGCCTTATCCATATTAAAAGCAGATGCAAGAACTTCTACGTCTACGGTAGCCGCAAGGCTGGTAAGCATGAAAATATACTGCTCTCCGATTGGTGTGTGAGTAGTTACTCCCATGTAGTTGTACTTGTCGGACATAAAGGTTAAATCCAGAGCGGCTTTACGAATAGCCGTCATTGCCTGCTTTCCAGTAGCTTCATCTGTCGGGTCAGGAATAGCGACGGGGTAGATCGCTCCTCTGTTTCCTGCCTCTAAGAAGATGTTCTTCATGAGCAGGAATTCTGCGTACTCGTCGGAAGTATATACAGCCTCAATAATCTTTCCGACCAAATCTTCCACGCCCTGATAGGAAATGAAAGCGGTTCGTAAGTCGTCGTTGCTGATTGTGATCGGGAACTTATCCTGTCTATTCCTTGAGTGGAATACAGCACGGACATCAGGGATTCTCTGCTTGAATAAGTCTTCCTGATTTGTCATTCCGAGATCGTCTTCTCTGTAATAAGGCTCAGCCTTAATGATGTTTACAAAGATTTCTTCGATCGTCTCACCGAGTGTAATCTCCCCACGCTTAAATGGCTTAAGGGGGTTATTGTAAGTACGGCTTGTGATAAGCACAAGACTGATTCTGTTTACCAAAGCGCTTAAGAATTCATCCGCCGCCGCCTGATATTTTAAGATCGGGTTTCCTACTTCTTTAATATTATCCTGTGTTGCCTGCGGAATCCATTCCTTATACTGATTAGAAGCCTCCGCACGAATTACGTTTAATAAATCCATTCCTCTTGGGGTCGCGCTGTACTTGGCGGCCGCATATGTTGGTTTAACTGGCATTACTTAGCCCTCCCTTTCGTCCCAGAGATCGTCGAAACTTTTCTCTGCGTCATTGTCCTGTCGGATATCTCTATCCTGTCTATCATCAGCTTCTCTTAAATCGTCTCTAGCAGAATCACGCATCATGTACCTGCGATTGTCTGCTTTCAATCGATCCATTTCTGCCATGAGCGAATCATAATCTGCATCATAGCGATCGAGTTCTCTCTCGTAGTAATCGTATCTTCTCCTTAATCTGTCTAAACGATCGTTTACATCGTCGTCAGGATTGGAGTTCCTGATCTGCATGAGGGTGTCCTCTAAGTCAAAGTCAGACCAATCTTCTTCGTCGTAGTAATAACCACGCTCTTCTCTCCGGTCTTCCCTTGCATCTTTTTCGAGTTCACGAGGACTTCTTTCATCGTCACGACGGGAGTCTTTGGTTCTTTCCTCGTCTTCTCTTTCGGGGCGATCTTTCCTTCTATCGTCACGTTTTTCGTAACGCCCTTCCTCGCCCTCTTTCTTGCGGTAGTCTTCCCTTTCGTCAAAGTCACGCCTTGCTCTGGAAGACCACTTTCTGCTTCTAGCGGCCATTTTATAACCTCCTTATTTTAAATTATTTAATCCAGCCTTGCGAATAATTGTAGGGTAATCGCGGTCGGTCTGGTTTAAATCAACGTATCCGGCAACACCTGACATGGTTCCTTTATCGGTGATCTGTACCATGTGAGCATTGTTAAAATACACTGGCCTGTCATAGTCAGCAAGCCACATATCAAAACGGTCTCTCAATTCCTGTGTTGTCTTTCTCAGCATGTAATCTTTGTTCACGTAAAATGCGGCGTAATATCCCAGCTTTTCTACTTCCTCACAGAAAGCGGTAACATACTTACAATATGTTTCACGTGAAACATTTACGTTGTGATCTTCTGCATAGTCTTCCGAATCATACTCAAAATCAAAATATATCGGAAGTTCTAACAGATGTTTGTTTGCAAAAGCTACTGCCTTACGTGCTTCATTGCGGCACATTTCCTCACTGTATGCGTAGCTAAACCAGTAGATGCCAATCGGTATTCCTATAGAATTGCATTTCACACAGTTCATGTGTGCATATGGGTCTATGTTACCGTTGCCATATCCTGCACGAATGATTGCAAATTCTACTCCGTCTGCTTTAGCCGCTTCCCAATCAATTTTCTTGTTCCATTTTGAAACGTCAATTCCTGTCTTCATGTTCTAGCCTTTCTGATAATTTTGTTAAAGCCTGTGTGTTGTTGTTTAAAGCTTGTGTTATCGAATCCATTTCCTGCTTGTGCCGTTCATCATCTGTCTGTGATTTTTCCATGAACTTATCAAACATATACTTTATAAACCATGCGCACATTAAACACATGACAACGGCAACACCTAGATTTTGAACCATCGAAATTATCTCTGGTGCCCCCATATTCAGACCTCCTTCCCGAAACAAACATTTGTTCTCTTTCTTCTTATATTATACCACAAAGGGTTGAAAAAATCAACAAAATATGATATAATAAATTAGGAGGATTGCACAATATGAAAGAGCAAATGTACTACGACGGCACTAGACTTTTGTCTACAATGGACATAAATGGTAAGAAACCTGAGATATTTTTGTGCACAAGTAATAGAACAGGCGGAAAGACTACCTATTTTAACCGCCTTGCTGTGAACAGATTTAAGGACGGTAAGGGAAAATTCCTCTTGACATATCGGTTCAACTATGAATTAGATGATTGCGACGAGAAGTTCTTCACGGACATTGCAAGGCTGTTCTTCCCAAAGGATATTCTTAAAAGCAAGAGAAGAGCGGCAGGTATCTTTCATGAACTGTTTTTGAATGATGAATCCTGCGGTTATGCAATCGCTCTTAATGCGGCAGACCAGATAAAGAAATATTCCCATCTTATGACAGATTCTAACCGCCAGTTATTTGATGAGTTCCAGAGTGAGACTAATCATTACTGTGCAGATGAAATTAAGAAATTCATTTCTGTTCATACTTCACTTGCACGAGGTAACGGGGAGCAGTACAGGTATTTACCTGTGTATATGATTGGTAATCCTGTGTCTATCATTAATCCGTATTATGTGGAAATGGGAATCAGTAATCGACTGGCTACGGATACAAAGATTATTAGAGGTGATGGGTGGGTTCTGGAACAAGGTTTTGTTAGAGCCGCATCTGAGGCTCAGAAGAATGCAGGATTTAACAGGGCATTTGCGTCAAATGATTACGTAGCTTATTCATCTGAATGCGTTTACTTGAATGACTCCATGGCCTTTATTGATAAGCCGGAGGGTAAGAGTGTTTACATTGGAACACTTAAATATCAGAATGCTTGCTACGGAGTTAGAGAATACCCAGAATTGGGAATTGTGTATTGTGACAGCCGTCCTGATATGAGTCACCGTGTAAAGATTACTGTTACTACGGACGATCATGAAGTCAATTATGTTATGCTTCATCGTAACGACATGATATTACAGACATGGCGTTGGTTCTTTGAGAAGGGCTGTTTTAGATTTAAAGATTTAAAGTGCAAGGAAGCTATTCTTAAAGCCTTGTCGTATTAGTTGGTATCTTCCTGCGTGTCCTACTTTGTAAACCGCGGAACGCACAGTGTCAAAACTGCCGTGAGTTTATATTCAATATTGCGTATTGGCTCTGTAGGCGTGTGGGTTATAGATATAAAGAGAGGGAGAATATTCTCCCTCTTTTAAATTACGTATTCATAATAAGTCACCTATTAAATCGATGACATGCTCACATAAACACACGTGAATCTCACCGTTAGGTTTAAACATGACATCTGTATCGCGTGCATAAACATCATAATTACCGTATCCCATCTCTTTTACTTCTTGTAGTTTTTCTATTAATTCATTTACTGTCATATTCTCTCCTTTTAGTAACTGTTATATTAGCTTCTAAGCCGTACTCCTGTAATACTTTATTAAACTCTATTGCTTTTGCCTGCATAAACTTTAAATAATAATCTTGTGATATAGGCTCTAATTCTTCATATTTTAGTCTCTCCATATTCTACCTCATTTCATAATCTGTCTCTGTCAGTAATATGCCTCCTCTGATTCTCTTTGGCATAAGCTTTCCGGGTATCTTTAAACCTTCTGTGAAATCTTCTAGTTCCCTGTGAACTGAAACGAACTTACTTTCTTCTTCTGATAGATTTCTCTCATCTGATTCTACACCCATGGATTTAATAAATAAATCTTTACACTTCTGTGGCATTCCGGCACATTTAATATCGTAGTATGGTTTCTCAACTGGCGCACAGTCTTCATGCGTAACGTGCTCAATATACGTCTTTTGTCTCGTAAAGTAGGCGACGTCCCAGAAACTTTCCATTTTCCAACAACAAAACGAGGATTCATGGACTTTGATTCCTTGCACTTCTTCTGCTGACAAATCACAATGTATTGAATCCGTATCCGCATATATAAAACCCCTTTCATTTACCCCATAATAGTTTGCTTGAGCCGCCCTGATTGTGAAGTTTCTGGCATAACTGGTAATAGCTGAACCAATCGGTATGTAACCTGCTTTTTTGTTGTGCTCTGATACCAATCGAAAGCCTAGTGAACCATCTTCTTTTTCGAACGCAACTTTAAACGATGAATCTTTACTTGACGCCATTTTACCGTAGAGGTTATTGAGGAAAAGTTTTGCCAACTCACGCCGTGCACCTTTGCTGTGAATCTTCATATCTTTATACTTGTTGATATAATCGTCAAATATTCCTGACCTAGCGTAGAACCAACAACCGTCTAATATCTCAAAATCCACCAAATCATACTGGTCTTTAAGCAACTTGAAATCAGTCATAGTTAATACCATTTCATTGATAGCTTCTTTTACTGTCCCGTCGATATCAACATACTGCTTATGATAAGTACCAGTCTTATCATTTAAAATGTCACTGGTTTCTAAGCATTCAGTTCCTCTATATCGGAACGTCGTCTTTATCTGAATGAATGGCAATTTGTTAAGTTTGATATAGAATCTGGTTCTCACTCTTACAAAGTAATACTTGTTGGCACCAATCGCTTTGTCGGGAATGAAATCGCCTTTCCAGAAATAAGGCTTTCCAATAGGGTACACATTACCTGATTCGGAATGCATCATGGAAGGATAAAGGGAATTTACATCTGCTGTAATACCATTATGATACTTCTTGTTCTCCTTGCCTTTTACTACATAACACCAACCACCGCGATATGATTTACGAATGTAGTCGCCTGCTGTGGCATAACCATATTGTGATTTGTCAAGAGTAAATTCATAAAGATCGGGAAATATAGAATCATATTCTTCCTTGTCGTATAGTTTCTTGTATTCCTTAAGGCAACATGAGCCTATTGTTAAATCCGTGTGACCTTCTTGAAACATAATCTCTAAAGCCTCTTTAACAACAAGAACATCGTTTGCTATGTATTTCTTTTCTTCATCTGTTATTTCACAGCCTGCGTATCTAAAGCCTTCATACTCCATGTCAAGCTTTTTATGCTTTGTGGCAAAGCTTTGACCAATACGTTTTACGGAAAACGGTAAAAGTTTCAAGGAATCTCTAATCTCAATAATATGTCCATTTACCTTAAGAGTGATAGTATACCACATTCCTTTATCTGATATACTATATTTAAAAGACTTGTTAGGCATATCCTTTTCGCGTAACCACTCAACCGCATCTTGATTGTCCTTTGAAAGTTGATGGTATGCTTGTTTCCACTGTAAAACTGTGATTAAATAAGAGAGCCAAAAAGAACCATCGAATTTAAGGTTATGATAATATGCACAAACGTTACAATCAAGACTTATGAAGTATTCCAACTGCTCTCCGATTGAATGGAATATCTTTACATCTTCTGTCATGAGTTCTACACAAGCCGCCGCCCATACTTCCGTATTTACCTGACCTTTGTATACAGTGGTTTCGAAATCTGCACTGAAATATTTGAATTTTCTTTGCTTCATTTCTTACCACCTCTTTACATTTTATTCCGGCCATTCTGAATTATCCTCCCATTCCTCGATGCTGTCTGTTACTTCTTGCCTCTCTGCTGAATCAAGAGGTAAGTAACTCAACATATCTGCCATGTAAGTATAAATCATCTGGGAGTATGCAACTTTATTGTCAATAATTAATCCTGCCGCCCTGCCATCTTCCAACATCGTAGCAACTGATTCTTTACCTCTTACGTTAATCAAATTATCTAACCATGGGGTAAGGACTGGTTCAGCAGAGCCGGGAAAACGTGATATCATTTCTCTGAATCTGCCTATAATGATGTCTGCCATAACTGGAAGTGGTTCCTGCTTTACTGCTTTTATCTCTGTTTTTCGTCTCCGTGTCTCGGCCGCTTTTTGTGCAGAAGCACGGCGTTCAATGGCTCTAGCTTCTTTACCAGAATAAATTTCTCCTGTCTCAGGATTGTATGCCCTTGCTTTTTCGTAAAGTTTATCAGGTGTGATAGACTTAAGCTTATTTAATTCTTTACGAGTTGGCTTCTTTGTCTTTGGTGGTAAGACTGGTTCTACATCAAAGAAATAACCTCGTGATTCTGCTCGACGCATGGCACGCTTTATTCTTGCGTATTCTTTGCTGTATTCCTGTTGAATTTTTGATGCTTTACGCTTTGCCATGAAAACCCCTTTCAATGTTTCACGTACCCGATAAAAAGGGCATGCTATGAAACATTTAATAAAAAATTCCTCCCCCAGTAATTGAGGGAGGGGAATAAGTTATTCCGTTCTATGTGTATTTTCAGTTACTCAACTGAGCATGTAAGAAATGGCTGTGAAAAATTCTTACTCGGAAGCTTGTAAGCTTTTATCTGGAATTCCTCGTCACAATCTTCCATTTCATTCATGATATCCAAGAATGATGTCATGAATGCCTGACTTCCTGTAATGTACTTTGTTCCGTTCTTGTCTTTGATTACCAGTTTATTGTAATCCTTTGTGTCAGACTTTTCATTGTGAATCTGTAACACTACATAGAAATCGACATCAATCAAAACCGGGTCATTACAAACAGTATCTAACTGCACACAATCTCCTGTGTCTTTAAGCTGTACCTGTTCCTTCTTTGAAATCTCCTTGCTTGCGTTGATGATTCTTGCTGAATATCCTTCCATGTTTGTTTCTCCTTTTCATTTTGTTTTACCGTTAAGGCGGTTGAGTTGTTCTATGAATAAGCTTTTATTTTACTCCTTAGAGTAAGCTTTATTCCGGTTTTTTAAGCGGTTCCAGTTTAACCGCGTCTGCGATGAACTGAGATAATGGCATTCCATAGCGCGTTTCCTGAATGTCCATATCTACGATAGAAACGGCTTTGGATTCCTCTCCTAAGTCCATGTGCTTCTGTGCGTATTTTAACGCTTTCTCTTTGTCGTCTGTTCCATAAGGAATGATGCATTCTGCGTTGAAAGGTTCCGCTGTTTCTGTGTTGAGGCATAATACTACTGCTCTTGTTGCTTCCACTGTTCTTGTTACCATGATTTCCTTCATTTTTGATTCTCCTTTTCTTATTTGGGATTGTTATTTGTTACTATACTTAGTATACCAAACATTCGTTCGAATGTCAAGCAAAACCCCAAAATATTAATGCTTTTAGTTCGTATACCAGTGTCATTAAAGCGAGCATGAAACAGATGGCGTAAAGCGGATTATTTGATTTGCACGCACAGACTAAAAAGAAAATCATAATGATAACAGTAATTATTACTAACATTCTAATTCCTCCTATTATAGTATGGTATGAGCATTTCTAAATCTTTCTGCTTTCTCAGTCGTTACTTTTAACTGATACTCCAAATCTTTAATTTTATTTTTAAGTGATTCATTTTCATTCTTTAGCCTTTTCACTTCTTCATTCTGTGCATTTACTAATTCAATAAGATATTTCTCACTTTCATTTTCTCTAACAACTGGAAACGCTCCCCATCTTAATTTATCAAATTTAGATTGAAGATTAGTTACCTCAACACGAATAGTGTCTAATTCTTTTAAAATTATATCTAATTTTTCTTTTGATTTCATACCTATCCCGCCAAATTAATAAAATCTATAAATTCTTGTAACGTATATGTTATTTCTCCTCCTACTATTTTAATTTTTACTGATATTACTCTGTCTAAATGAGATTTAGCATATTTATATGCTGATAAGTAACTCCAAAATTCCCTATTACTTGTTCCAAATGCTGTGCGTTTATCTGATACTAATACTGTTACTTTCATTATTGTTCCTCCTTATTATCTAATAATACTGTTAATGCCTGACGCGCAAAGAAAAGTTGAGAAAGAGTTCCTTCGTCTTCTTCTTTTTTCCATGCTTCATCTATACATTGTACAGCTACTTCTAAATACGCTTTTGACCACTGGTTCATTATCTCACCTCCTTTTCTAACATTTCTTTTATTCTGTCTGCCATGAGCCATTCGCCGGATTTCCTGTATGTCATTTCGTTGTTTGCTCCGTAAATCCTTTTGTAAACTTGTAAGATGTCCCATGCCTCAGTTTCAATTTCTGCTAACTTGATTAAAATCTCTTTCTTTGTCATTGCGTTTCCTCCTTATTTGTTTACCTCTCTTAACTGTCTTAATTATACCATATGCAATACCATATTGCAACGAACGAGTGTTTGTTTAAACGTTTAAATTTGTAAACAATTTGTGAACACTATATTTCACATGTAGGTGCTTTCTCTTAATTATCCACAGTGCTCAGGCTGTGTCACGCACAGGCTCCGCCAGTTTTCCACTTGGCCGCGCGGCCTTGAGCGCCGAGCGAACGGAGTGAGCGAGGCCTCGCTGGGGGAACTGAGAAGGGGGTTATTTTCTTAAAGGGGCAAA